AGGTAAAGGCAGGGCGGTTTTCCGTCCTGCCTTTTTTTATTGGTGCTACATATAGCAAAGTGAGATAGACAAGCACAAACACGACAACACACACTGCACCCGTCAAACCATAACTAGGTTTCACGAGGTCAAACAGTGTCAGCTATTTCCGATCAACTCGCATCAGAAGCGTTGAAGGCAGCATCCGTCAGTAATGACGGCGTGACAGTCTCACGGCGCTCACTCACGGAGTTGATGGAGTACGAAAAGTATCTCGCCAGCAAAGCCGCGACGGCAGCGACTCCGGCGGCAATGTTCCGCTCGATGAATTCCAAATTCGTCGCTCCGGGGGGTCACTGACATGTGGCCATTCACCGGCAAAAGCAAAGAGCCAAAACAGATCAACGCAAAGTTTGACCTGGCTCAGACGACCGCAGACAACCGCAAACATTGGGCATCCGCTGACGGTCTGTCATCACGGGCAGCGACGTCTCACGCTGTGCGTCGAGTTGTGCGAATGCGGTCCCGATACGAAGCCGAAAACAACTCGTGGTATGCAGGTATGTTGCGGACGGCCGCGAATCATATCGTAGGCAACGGGCCACGATTGCAGTTGCTGACACCAGACCCTGAGGCAAACGCTCGGGTTGAAAAAGCGTGGCGACTTTGGGCAGCGAAAGCCGACCTTCCAGAGATGCTTCGGACTCTCGTCAAAACTTACTGGCAGGACGGCGAAGTCTTCTTGATGCGTGCGGACAGGCAGTCTTTGTGGCCGAACGTCACGCTTGACCTGCGGACATTCGAAGCGGATCAAATCAGCAGTCCGTGGAATCACGCTTATGACGATCCGTATATCGATGACGGTATCCGTTTTGATCGCAGCACCAACGAAATCGAATACTACGTCTACGACCATCATCCGGGCAGCAATACACCGCTCTCAACTCTGAATGGCAAGTGGTATTCGGCTCGCGACGTCTTGCATTTGTTTCGCGTCGAACGACCTGGGCAGGTTCACGGAATCCCACGAGCGACAGCATCGCTACAAACTTTACCGATCATGCGACGTCAGGAATTGGCCACGCTGTTTTCGGCAGAGACGGCCGCAAATTTCGCAATGTTTCTTGAGTCCAATTCGCCAAGTCTCGATCCATCGTCAAGCCCTGCGGACTTCGCAGAGATCGAGATTACTCGCAACATGCTAACCACGCTGCCCGCTGGCTGGAAGATCGGGCAGGTGAAGCCGGAGCAACCGACAAGCACTTACAACAGCTTTCAAAGCCAGGCTTTGAAATCATTCTGCCGATGCACGAACATGCCGTACGGGATCGCGGCTGGCACGTTCCAAGAGTCCAATTTCTCGGCAGCAAAAGCCGATATGCGGATGCTTTGGCAACCGGAAGTCCAGTCGGAACAAAGCCGTTTAGAGTGCTCTATTCTGTCAGGTGTTTTTGTCTGGTGGCTGGAGGCGGCAATCTACGTTCCGGGATTGCTCGCGGGATTGCCACCAATCAATCAGATCGATCATGTGTGGCATCATCCACCGATTCCGTCACTCGATCCAATCGACGACGCGAACGCGGCAACGGCCAGACTGTCAAGCGGTCAGACATCGCTCACAGAAGAATACGCAACACGAGGCAAGGACTTTGCGACAGGCATCCAACGGGCGGCCGATGATTATGGCGTACCAATCGATGCACTCAAGGCCGCAATCTTCGCCAAGACTTTCGGGCTTGTTCCTGGTGCTCCAATGCCAGCAGCTCCGGGTGTCACGGCACAGCCGGCAGCATTGCCACAAGGTGAGTATACACAGCTTGGCCAGCGAGCTTTCACCAATAATCAAAAGCGAATCAAGTCATCACTTGAGCAGTTGGCCAGCGGATTAATTTCACAGGTAATGACAGAGCAGACATTGGCGTCAATCGGTCTCGCGCCGGATCGTATCGCGGCCCTGATTGCAGACGCACTTGACGGCGGAATAGACGACGCCGCACTACACGAGGTACCTGTATGAAACCACTCACAATCAGTGCAAATCTCACTATCAAAGCAGCGGATGCAGGCAAGCCACGACGGTTCACAATCCTTGCGTACTCAGGCGGATTGCTGCCGGTCGAAGGGTTTCCGGTCCCTGTGATCGTGGATCTATCCGGACTTGATGTTCCCGGCTCAATACCAATCTTGATCGACCACACAAAGAGCGTTGAAGCCACGCTCGGACTCACTGACAGCATTCGAAACGATGGCTTGACACTCACACTTGGTGGAGTCGTCACTGGCCAAAGCCCAACAGCTCAGCAGGTCATCGCTCAGTCTATTGCTGGCCACACATGGCAGGCGTCAATCGGTGCAATGGTGATTGAATCTGAAGAAATCGCGGCGGGTAAAACTGTCGCAGTAAATGGACAGACTTTCGTCGGTCCGGTGATCGTCGCTCGGAGATCGGTTCTCCGTGAAACGTCGGTACTTCCAATGGGAGCCGACCCGACAACGTCAGTGAACTTGGCAGCAAAAGCTGCTGGGAAATTTATTAAGGGAACGGCGAACATGGGGACATTTGAAGAATACGTAACATCGTTGGGACTGGATCCAGCAACTCTCACAACCGACGCAGGCACCGCACTGAAGCTGGCCTATGAAGCGTCGATGACCGCACCAGTAGTTCCGCCAGTTGCGGCTGCTCCGGCTCTGCCGCCGGTCGTGGCTCCCGTCGCTCCCGTGGCATCAGCAGGAATCAAAAACATGGACATCCAGGCAACGATTGACTCGAACCGAAAGCTACTCGCCGCAGAGGCTAGCCGCGTGCAAGCAATCACAGTATTGACCGCCAAACATCCGGCGATCCAGGCCACAGCAATCGCTGAAGGCTGGAGCAGTGACAAGACGGAAAACGCGGTACTGAAAGCTCAGGCTCAGTCGGGCAGTGTTCGCCCGACTTCGTTCGGCTCAGCTCAGAATGCTCCAGAGAATCAGGCACAGGTGCTTGAGGCTGCGTTGTGCATAAACCGACGACAGAAGGACGTCGAAAAACAATTCGACGACAAGATTTTGCAGGCTGCTCATTCGCAGTTCAAGGGTCGTATTGGCCTAAAGCAAATGTTGATGGTGGTTGCTTCGGCAAACGGTATGCCATCACATGCAGGCATGACTGTCAACGACGGCAACTTGCGTGAGGTGCTGTCGTACGCTTGTCCGGATGGCCGGAACATTCAGGCGGCATTCACAGCCCTTTCTTTGCCTGGCATCCTGTCCAACGTAGCCAATAAGGAAATCTTGCAGGGCTACATGGAAGAGGATGCAGTCTGGCGTGAGATCGCTCAGATCAAGTCTGTCAACGACTTCAAAACGGTTACAAGCTATCGTATGCTCGATGATATGACTTATGAAAAGCTCGGTCCCGGCGGCGTGATCAAACACGGCAAAATCGGAGAAGAACAGTTTTCACGTGCGGTTGATACTTACGCGAAAATGTTCGCCCTGACTCGCAAGGACATCATCAATGATGACCTTGGAGCATTCGACGAACTTCGAAGTGTTATCGGTCGCGGCGGCGCGATTAAATTAAACGATCTGTTCTGGGAAACGTTCCTCGGAAACCTTGCAACAATCTTCACCGCTGGTCGGACGAACTATATCGCCGGTTCAACAACGAACCTTGGAACCGATGGCGTCGGTCTTGGTCTCGGTCAGAAGGCATGGCGTTCACGCACAAGCCCGACAGCCGATGGGTCGAAACGAGTTGGTGGAACAGCTAAGTTTCTGCTTGTTCCTCCAGAACTCGAAACGATCGCAGACGCACTGTACGTTGGTAGAAATAACAGCAGCGTAAAAGTCAGCGACGTCAACACGTTCGCTGGCAAGTACAACCCGATCGTGGCTCCGCAGTTGTCGGATTCATCGATCAGCGGAAACAGCACTACGGCTTGGTACCTGCTCGGTGAGAAGTCAATGGGCAGCCCTGTTGTTGTGTCGTTCTTGAATGGCACAGAAACCCCAACGATTGAATCAGCAGACGCTGACTTCAACACATTAGGAATTCAGTTCCGAGGATATCACGACTTCGGTTGTGACCTTGGTGACGGATATCTCAACGCGTTGATGGTTAAGGGTGCAACGTAGTCACTTCGTGACGATGACAATATGAGTCCGCCGGGAGTTCCGGCGGGCATCTTTTGAAGCAAGTTTAGGAGGTTACGAAGATGGCTCAAACGCCAGCATTAACGCACAGCGACGCCTGCGCGATCGATTACACACCAACAGCAGCAGTCACCGGCGGAAGCGTCGTTATTCTGAACAGCATCGTTGGAGTTGTGGTTACCGATATCGCGGCGGACGTCAAAGGTTCGCTCGCAGTTGAGGGAATTTTCAAGCTACCAAAAACCACAGCCGCAATCGTTCGCGGTCTGCCGGTCCACTGGAACGCGACTGGCTCGCCAGATTCGGGCGACGAATCCAGCGGTGCAGCGAATCAACTCGGTGTCGGGGTATATGCGGGCGTAGCTGCTGAGGCAAGTGCCAGCGGTGACGATTACGCGATTGTCAATCTGAATCGCCAATCAAACCTGATCGGCGTCGCTGCTGTAACCGCCGCCGGAACTGTTATCGGTGACGCTGCTCGGTTGTCGAACGGGTTGAATGTCGTCACAGGTGCCGATGGCACGAAGGGCGTGATTCTGCCGGTTGCCGTGCCAGGAACGCAAATTATCGTCAAGGGAGTCACGTCCGGCGTGCTCAAGGTTTATCCGGTCAGTGGGTCAGTCATCAACGGACTGTCGGCCAGCGCAGCAATCAGTCTCACCACAGGTTTAATCCCAGTTACTTTCATCGCTTCCTCTGCGACTCAGTGGTACACGCTGCCTTTGGTTGCGAGCTGATCAATGTCTGACTTTGACGACGACATTGGCGACATGACAACTGATCTCCTTGCAATCGCTGGGGAATCGTTTGTCTATCGTCGTGGCTCTTCGTCAACGACAGTCACGCTCGCAAAATCCGCAGGCAGTCCAATGGTTATGACGGCTGCGGATGGAAACGAAATCGAAGTCAGGCCGGTGGATTTCAAGGGTCTGACATCCGCTCTGCCGTACGCAGTACCGCTGCAAGGCGATCGAATATCAGGCGGCGGAAAAATCTACGAAGTTAATCCATCTGCGGGCGACAAGGTGTTTCAAATCTTGTCCCCGCAGATGATTCGAATTCACACAAAACTGGTGGGGCCGATCTAAATGGCGGTAACAATCGCACCTTCTGTTGAGGCAATGCAGGCCATCGTAGCTCGTGTCAATACCGGCACGCTCTATTCGCTGGACCTAACAGCAGTCTACACCGATGAGGCGATCGATCCGCTTGAAGAAATTACCAGGCTGCGGGTTGATGTGGCTTCGGATACTGAGGAGCAACTTGAGGAGACTTTGGACCTAGAAGACCGCACAAGTCATCAAATAAACGTGTGGGTCAGAGCGAAAGTCAGGAACACACTTCCTGCATCGATTGATCCGCTGAAACTGATCGTTCGTCAGATTTACCAGCGGCTCAACGATTACGACACGGCAGATTTGCGGGTGAAAGTATGGCAGGCTCAAATCTTAGGCGGACAAATACCGGACAAGGCAATCTTGCGGCAATCACTGCTGTTCGTCGCGTCAATTGGATTGAGGGTTGAGGTCGAGGCCAGCTAATGTCGCAGAATGTTCACGGGCTCGAGACGCTCCTGAAACGGATGGATGTCCTGAAGAATACTGGCAAAGTTGCGGTGCTTCGGGCGGCCATTCGCGGTGGGCTGAATGTCATCGGCAAACAGATGAAAAAGGATCTCGACCCGAAGGCAAAAAAAGGCAAGTTGGGCGTAAAGAGTCGATTCAAAAAAGGCTCACGGAAAATCGCGGCAAAGGTCGGGTTCGGGATCGGAAAGAAAAAAGATGCAAAGCCTGTCGTGCGGAAAAAACGCAGTGGCGTAGGGATTTCTCGAAACAACATTCATTGGTGGGTTGCAGGCACAAAAACGAGAACGACAAAATCAGGAAGCGACAGAGGAAAAATGCCATCAATGCAACCGGGGCTTGCGAGAATCGCGTACTCAAAAAGCAAGGGCCAGATTAACGCCGAAATGATAAAGCGTGGCGCATTACAGTTGACAAAAGAAATCAAAAAACTTCAGAAAGTGAAATGACATGGCAGCGAAAATCAAATCTAAGGGCACCGCTTTACTGATGTCAATCGATGCAGTCTACACCGCAATCCCGCAACTGATTTCAATCAGTATCAGTGGTGAAAAGTCGCAGACGATGGACACAACCACGCTCGACGCTGCGAGTGCCTTTATGACGAAAGCACCGAACGGCTTTTCTGATCCCTGCACAATCTCAGCGGAGGGTCTCTACGATCCTGCTGATGCGGTCCATGCCGCATTCATCGCATTGATTGCTGCACCAGTCGCGACGAACTTCAAGCTCACTTACGCAGACGCAGCACCGACATCTGCAATCTACAGTGGGGCCGGATTCGGCTGCGACAAAAACGTCGCGCTTGCCGATGCTGTTAAAGCCACGTTCACAATCGAAACATCCGGAGCCCCAGCGTAATGAAGTCACGATTGAAACTTGATCAATGGGTAGACGCCTCAGCTCTCACCGAACAGCAAAAGTCACTTGTGAAGTTCAAGACAAGTCCGGGCTCGGCTCCCGTTCCGTATTTTCCAGAAGGCACGATTTTTGAAGGCAGACAAGCAGTTTTGTTGTGTCGCACTGGGCAGGCCGAACCGATCGACGAAGAGTGTGCCGACGCTTGCGGGATGTCTGCGGATCAACTCGCTTCAAAGCAAGTTGAGTACAAAATGGATACGCTCGGAATCAGCGATGTGGGCGACCGAGAACTGTATCGTGTTGATGTGATTTTGGGCTACAACAAAGACGGCGAAAAGATACATGGGCCAAACTGGCAAGCGTATCAGGATGCAAAAAAGGAAAACGAAATAGATGAGCTTGCTTGAACGAATGGCGAAGCGTTTGGCGTATCCGGTGACGTTGCTAAATGGCGAACAGATTCATGTTCGAACATTGACACACGGGCAACTTAAAGTCGTACGAGAGTTTTCGAACGACGATGAGTCTATCGGATACACGCTTGGCTTTGGCATCGTAGACGATGCAGGCGAGCGTGAATTCACTAAGACGGCGGAAGAGTCACCGAAGCAATTCGGTGGGCGTGTGATGGCCGCGATGGAAGCCGCTGACATCGGACTCGACATTCAAAACCAAATCGTCGGTGTGATTTTCAAACTGTCCTCAGACGCGACGGAAAAGCAACTGGAAGCATTGGTAAAAAACTAATCGGGGACGGCGAGGCGAGATTCGCCGCGAGGCTCGCACGTTCCGTTAATAGACTCGACTGGTGGAATCTGAAAGCGGAGCACACGCCTTTCGAGTGGGCTTGTCAGATCGCGATTGCGAGGGTTGAGCCGTACGGAGACACGAGAGAGGACATTCGAACGGCGTGGCAAACTGCTCACTTAATGGCGGCAGTTATACCGGGGAAAGTAGAAAACGAAGATATGCAAAATCTGATCGAGCATCTTCAGACATACTTGAAATGCCAGGAAGATCAGGACGAAGTGATTGACTACGCCGCATTGCAAAAAATAAAGGATTCGAACAATGCCGGGCCTCGGTGATCTTGTAGTTGATCTTTCTGCGAACACGGCCAAGTTCGACAAGAAAATGAAGACCAGCAAGATGACGCTCAGCGACTTCGGCAAGGTCGGTGCGTCATTTCTTAATCCGGTCAAAGCTGGATTGCTGGCACTTACGGCCGGTGCAGTCAGTGCGGGTGTCGCAATTTATGGCCTGACATCGCGTATCGATGCTCTCGACAAAATCGCAAAGACAGCGCAGAAAACAGGGGTGTCCGGTGCGTTCCTGCAGCGGCTGGAATTCGCTGCTGATCAGTCTGGAGTCAGTGTCGATCAAGTATCGACGGCCATCAAAAAGCTGACCATCGTAATCGGTCAGGGGGAAGCTGATTTTTCATCGCTCAATCTATCGATGGAAGAACTCAAGCGACTGTCGCCCGAGGCACAGTTTCTGAAGATCGCTGAGCAAATATCGAAGCTACCGACAGCAGCGGAACGAGCGGCGGCGGCGGTTAAGGTATTCGGCAAATCCGG